CAATTGGTAATGAGGTAAAAGAACGAACCTATAATTTAAAATCCTCTGCACAAGGGCGAATGATTCAAGTTAGTATCCCGGCTAATGTACCCTTACGCGAGTTTGCTTATGATGCAGAGGTAGAGTTGGTCAATCCAATCGTGGATACCGTTGCCAATTATGTTTTTCGAGAAGGAACTACCGTTAATTGGTTCATTAAGGCGGATGATTTAGTCTTGAAGCGGCAGCCGAATCAAGGAAATCCTACGAACCAAAATGAAAGAAAGAAATAGGTGAAGATTATGGAAATTAATGTTGAACATATTTTAGATTGTCTCGATCAATATGGAAAAGGCGAGCTGACTGAGGAACAACTCGTTAAAGCATTAACCTCTGATGAAAAAATGTTTCTGATTATACATCAAGGTTTACTTGGAGAAAATAGCGACAGTGAAGAAGACTCTGATGTACTAGACTGGTTAGGAGAAGAAGAGTCTTTCTTTATAGTTGTCGAAGTAAATGAAAACTTATGTCGGCAGGCAGAATCCATTTTGGAAGAAATTGGTGTGGAGATGCCGGATGCCATTGAAGGCTTTTTAAATCAATTGGTTGAAACGAAACAACTCCCCTCCTCGTAGCAGTAAATGACTAGCATAACTTTTTGAAATTGCCTAATGAAATCCTATTGGGCTTTTTCGATTGGAGGTGGAAACCATCAAAATGTACAAAGGACATCGCATACGCGCAGGAGATCAACACTTGGTTTATCACTTTGTTCTTGGCTGGCTACTCGCTCTGTTCATCGGTTGGATGAGCGTCTTTTATTTTCAAGAGTTTAGACAATTTGATATTTCTAAGCTATCACTTTCTACTATTGAAATCGTTTGGTCTATAAAAGATTTAGTATGTCTGCTTGGAAGTCTCGCTTTTTCAGGAGCTATGATATTGCTTTATATTCACTTTTTTCCTGATCATTGGCGAAGCTTGTGGCATCGACAAAAGCTAGCTCGGATGATTCTAGAGAACCATTGGTATGAAGTGAAACAAACTCAAAGTGAAGGCTTTTTCAAAGATTTGAATAGTAGCCGAACCAGAGAGACTATCAGTTACTTCCCCAAAATCTATTATCGAATGAAAGATGGATTACTGTCTATTCGCGTTCAAATTTCACTTGGGAAATACCAAGATCAGCTTTTAAAATTGGAAAAGAAGTTAGAAAGCGGACTGTATTGTGAGTTAGTAGAAAAGGAACTCAAAGACTCCTATGTGGAGTATACTTTACTGTATGATATGATCGCCAATCGAATTGGGATAGACGAAGTAGTGGCAGAAAATGGGACTCTGCGATTGATGAAAAATCAAGTATGGGCTTATGATTCTTTACCCCATATGTTAATCGCTGGTGGCACAGGTGGAGGGAAGACCTATTTCCTCCTCACCATTATCGAAGCACTATTGAAGTCAGATGCAGAATTGTTTATCCTCGATCCCAAAAATGCCGACCTAGCCGATTTAGGTACGGTGATGCCTCATGTTTATTCACAAAAGGAAGAAATTTCTGCTTGTGTGGAAGATTTCTATGAACGTATGATGGCTCGTAGCAAGGCAATGAAAGAAATGTCTAACTACAAAACAGGAGAGAATTATGCCTATCTTGGACTTCCACCCAACTTTTTAATCTTTGATGAATACGTGGCTTATATGGAGATGTTAACGACGAAAGAAAGTGCGGTGATTTTGAATAAGCTCAAACAAATCGTGATGTTGGGTCGTCAATCTGGTTTCTTTCTGATTTTGGCTTGCCAAAGGCCGGATGCGAAATATTTAGGAGACGGAATCCGCGATCAATTCAACTTTCGCGTGGCTTTGGGTCGTATGAGTGAACTCGGATATTCCATGATGTTTGGGGAGGTCGAAAAAAACTTCTTTATGAAGCACATCAAAGGTCGAGGTTATGTGGATACAGGTGGCAGTGTGATTAGTGAGTTTTATACGCCACTTGTACCAAAAGGGTATGATTTCTTAGATTCAATTAGTAAATTAGAAAAGATGAATGATTGAGTGATCTTCAATACTGACTTTATACTTCAAGTAACGTATAATACTTTTATATAGTAGGAAGAAAGGGGATAATTAATATGGAAAGTAATGATTCTTATTTAGAGTATGCAAAAGCAAATAAGGATAAGTTTATTTCTTATATTATCAAAGGGAAATCCCCCGAAGTTGGACGAGACGCAGTTTTTATGGCAGGGAGTCCTGGAGCTGGAAAATCAGAGGTTGCCATTGGATTAGCTGAGAATTATGATAACCATGTGATTATTGATGCGGATTACTTTCGCACCCAGTTTCCTGATTATAATGGAAAAAACTCTAGTCTCTTTCAAAAAGCATCTTCTTGGTTGGTAGAGCAGGCATTTAGATATGTCTTAGATCATGGCTATTCTTTTATTCTGGATGCAACTTTTGCAATATTAAGTGCTGAAAAAAATATCTCGCGGGCGTTGAAAAAACATTTTCGAGTGACGATTTTCTACGTTTATCAAGACCCTAAAATCGCTTGGAAATTTACACAAGAACGTGAAATTGCAGAGGGACGTCATGTGCCGAAAAAGGCATTTATTAACGCTTTTTTCAAATCAAGAGAGAACATTGCAAAAGTAAAGAGTAAACATCCAGATGTATTGCTTCATATCATAATAAAAGATTATACGAATAATATTTCCGAAGTTCATTATGCTGCGGACAATCTAGAATTATTTTTACCACTAGGGTATAGTAGGAAAGATTTGGAGGTTCAATTACATGACTGATAAAGAACAAGTAACGAAAATTGTAAAGAAATACAATAAGAGCATTGCGGATTTATCGGAAAATGCTACTGCAAAAGAGTTCAAAACGGTGATTAAATATGTAGCCGATCAGGCCAATGAAAAACAACGGAAATTAGTTGGATTAAATAAAAAATAGTAGGACAAATTAATAATGTATGAGCCAAGAGCAAAATGTTCTTGGCTTTTTTCTTTGCAATGAATGAGGTAATGTATGAGATTTTTAGATTTATTCGCCGGTATTGGTGGCTTTCGTTTAGGTATGGAACAGGCGAGCCATCATTGTATCGGTTTTTGTGAAATTGATAAATTTGCTAGACGTAGTTATAAAGCAATTCATGATACAAGTAAGGAGGTGGAAATGCATGACATCACAAGTGTATCAGATGAGTTTATTCAATCCCTCGGACCAGTTGACATCCTTTGCGGCGGATTTCCGTGTCAAGCTTTTTCAATTGCGGGAAAGCGACAAGGATTTTCCGATACTCGAGGTACTTTATTCTTTGAAATCGCTCGGTTCGCCGCTCTTCTCCGACCTAAGTTTTTATTCCTTGAGAACGTCCGGGGATTGCTCAATCACGAAGGAGGAGCTACGTTCGAGACGATCCTCCGAACGCTGGATGGATTGGGGTATGACGTGGAGTGGCAGGTGCTTAACTCAAAGGCCTACATTCCCCAAAGCCGGGAGCGTATCTTCCTTATCGGACATTCTCGAGACGCATGTACCGAACAAGTATTTCCTATCATTGGACCGTCTTCAACATCTGATCAAAACATCAGAAATTTGGTAAATATCAATCCTTCCAATCGAGGAATGGGTGGACAAGTCTATGGTTCAGATGGCATAGCGCCAACCTTAACAGGTGATGAAGGAATCAAAATCGCACTGCCAGCAAGGGATGGAATCTCTGTAGCAGGACTATTACCGGGAAAGTTTGAACAAGGTAATCGAGTTTATGAAGTTACTGGAACCGCCCCCACCTTGTCCACGAAACAAGGTGGTACAAAAATCATGATTTGAAAAAATGAAACAGAATATCAAGAGGTGAAGCCAGGAGACAGTGTGAACCTGGCTTTTCCTAATTCCACAAGTCGCCGAGGTCGTCTGGGAAAACAGAGTGTTCATACTTTACTGACAGGAGACCAACAAGCGATTGTCACGGATCAGTATCAAATTCGGAAGCTAACACCTAGAGAGTGTTGGCGACTTCAGGGCTTTCCCGATTGGGCTTTTGATCGAGCTTCTCAAGTCAATTCAGATAGTCAGTTGTATAAGCAAGCCGGAAACTCTGTAACAGTTCCGGTCATTTTTGATATTGCCAGAAGATTAAAGGAGGTACAAAAGTGTGATTTATGATGAGTTGGTTGGAGAAATTTATTGGGTGATTGGAAAGATTCAGTCAGACCCAGAATTAGAAGAACAATTGCGACGGTTAAACTTTGATATTCGCAAGAATGGTGTCAAAGTCGCTGGCGATCCATATTTAATGAATGAGGAGATGGATGCTCGAATTGAAATAAACCAAGTAATTGCAGAATTTGAGCGGATTGCGGACCAAGCAAAAGAACCGGATATTCGTCAATACTTGTTAGAAATGAAAGCAGAGTTGGAAGTAAATGGTATTACAGATGAGTAACCTAAACCAACACAACTGACTGTTAGGCGCTGACCGCGGAGGATTCGCGAAGCAGAAATCCTCCGTGGTGCTGTGCCTGTTCATGGACGGCGTTAGCCGGCCATGATGTCTCACCCCCCGTATCTAACAGGGGGGTACAAAAACACAAAAAACAAGCAAGCAGCGATTAAGAATGGTTGTCATGACGAGGATAGTTAGCTGTTTGAACAGGTGTTAACTCATTTTGAAAAGTTAACACCTTATTTGGAGGTGAAAACTTGGTACAACAGAACTTAGATTATCGTTTACTAAAAGATCGGCGCAATCAATATGGTGTTTCTCAAAATAAATTGGCTACTGCTTGTGGATTGAGTCGCCCCTATTTGAATCAAATCGAAAATGGTGGCGTAACTACATCTACAAAAACTATGAGAAAAATTTTTGACCAACTGGAAAGTTTCAATCCCGATTTGCCTTTGACGTTACTGTTTGATTATGTAAGGATTCGTTTTCCGACAACGGATGTTCAAAAAATTGTTCAAGAGATTTTGCATTTGAAATTTGACTATATGCTTCATGAAGACTATGCCTTTTATTCGTACCAAGAACAATACATCATGGGTGATATTGTGGTGATGCTTTCTCATGAGGAAGAGAAAGGCGTTCTTTTAGAATTAAAAGGTCGTGGTTGTCGGCAGTTTGAAACTTTTTTGCTCGCTCAAAAGCGTAGCTGGTACGACTTTTTCGATGATTGCTTAAAAGCTGGAGGCGTCATGAAACGCTTGGATTTGGCAATCAATGATCGAGTTGGCTTATTGGATATTCCTGAGTTGACGAAAAAATGTCAGAAGGAAGAATGTATCTCCTTATTCCGGACTTTTAAGAGTTACCGCTCGGGTGAACTTTTGAAAGCTGATGAAAAGGATGGAATGGGAAATACTTTGTATATCGGAAGCCTTAAGAGTGAGGTTTATTTTTGTTTATACGAAAAAGACTATGAACAATATATCAAATTGGGAATTCCGTTAGACAAGAGCGAAACGAAGAATCGCTTTGAAATTCGATTGAAAAATGACCGTGCCTACCATGCAATACAAGACTTGTTAAAAGGTCGAAGTATTGAGGGTACCACATTTTCCATTATCAACCGTTACTTACGGTTCACGGATAAAGTTGAAGGGAAACGGCGAACAAACTGGCCGCTAAATGAACGATGGGGTCGCTTTATCGGGCGAAATCGCAAGGAAATTCAACTGACTTCTGACCCCAAACCTTATACTATCGAGCGAACACTGAGCTGGCTAGGTCGACAGGTAGCACCTACGTGGAAGATGGCTAAGGAGTTAGATCGGTTAAATCAGACGACTTATATTCTTGATATGGTACAGAATGCTCAGCTATCGGATCGGCATAAAAAGATTTTGGAACAACAAAGTATGGCAATAGAAAACTTGATTATATGAAAAGAGGAAGCAGTATGCTTGGTATTACCGTGATGTGCTTAATTCATACAAGTGCGGCTGCAGATCGAGTAATGGAAAGGAAAGTGATAAAATGAATTTCGGACAAAATTTATATCAATGGTTTTTAACCAATGCCCAATCTTTAGTCTTATTGGCAATTGTGGTCATTGGTTTATTTTTAGGCTTCAAACGTGAGTTTTCCAAGCTGATTGGTTTTTTGGTGATTGCGCTGATTGCGGTAGGACTGGTCTTCAACGCTTCTGGTGTGAAAGATGTCTTACTCAACTTGTTTAATCGGATTGTCGGTGCGTAAGGGGGACCATTATGGAGCAGATGCGTGTATATATTGCGAACCTTGGAAAATATAACGAAGGTGAATTGGTGGGGGCTTGGTTTAGCCCACCTGTCGATTTTGACGAAGTGAAAGAACGGATTGGTTTAAATGACGAATACGAAGAGTATGCGATCCATGATTATGAGTTGCCTTTTGAGATTGATGAATATACACCAATTGAGGAAATCAATCGGTTGTGTGGTTTAGCAGAGGAACTAGAAGGAACACCGATTGGTGAAGTTGCTTTGGAAATCCAACATGCTTTCTTCAACTCTTTTGAGGAAATGGTGGAGCATGTGGATGATATTATCTGTTATCCCGATTGTAACGATATGAGTGATGTGGCGTATTATTTGATTGAAGAAACAGGTGCTTTTGGAGAGGTGCCTACACACTTGCAAAACTATATTGACTATGAAGCATATGGACGTGACTTGGAACTAGAAGGAAATTATCTTGTGACAAATAGAGGAACATTTGAATTCATAGGATAAACATTTTCATGATATAGGTTTAGGGATATAATTATTGATAAATATATAATGCTGGAGGTTATGATTATTATGAATTTTGACTTTGACCTTAAATCATTTATAGACATATTTGTCCCTGTACTAACTTCATTTGCAGTATGTTTTATCACACTTTTTTTTACAAATAAACAACATAAAAAAGCGATGAAACAGCAAGAGAGACAACATGAGGAATCACTTGATTTATCAAAGCAACAATATGCTGATGAAAAACAAAGAAATGAAGAGCAGGACCGTCTAAGTTATTACCCTTATTTAAAACTTATACCCAAAATATCTGAACACCGTTTTGCTGGTAAAATGGTAAAGTCTGACGAAAATGATGTTTTTAAATTACCATTTGAGCTTATTAATGAAGGTCTGGGAATGGCTTTTTCAATTGACTTTGTGTATTTAGAAGAAACTATCAACACAAACGACCATGAAGTAAATCTATTATCATTACTTTCGGCTCAAAAACATATTGATGATAGTCTGGATGCGTTAGGAGTTTCAGCGCCTATTGATACAGATATTCTAAGAGTAGGGAAAAAAACAGAATTTGAATTATATTGGATGAAATATAATAACGAAGTAATGAGTATCCCTAAAGATTCAGTGAGTAAATGGGAAATAAAAATACGGTTTAGTGATTTTCAAGATAGAATATATCAACAAAGATATACTTTTATTACTTCAGCTGGATACCAAGAAATCCACAGATTATGGTCTGATAAACCTCAGTTGATAGATTGAAAGTTGGAATACACTTTTAAAAAGAAAATTAATATTCATGCAGAGTCGTCTTTATCAGGCGCTTTTTTAGGAAGTGAAACTAATGAAAAAAATAAAAAGCTATACCAGTATCTGGGCAGTTGAAAAAGTCATTTACGCAATCAATGACTTTCAGCTGCCTTTTCCTGTAACCTTTAATCAAATGGCTTGGTTTGTCTTATCCTTGCTGTTTGTCATTGTGTTTGCTCATATGCCTCCACTATCTATGATAGAGGGGGCATTTTTAAAATACTTGGGCATACCTGTGGCAGTCACTTGGTTTATGTCGCAAAAGACCTTTGATGGAAAGAAGCCATTAGGGTTTTTACGATCCTTTATTAGTTATCACTTGCGATTTAAGGTTACTTTTGCAGGAAAGAAAGTCAAAGAACAGAAAAAACGATGGGATGAACCAATCACCCTAGTGAGGAGTGTGAATTATGTACCCGATTAAATATATTGAAAATAATCTTGTTTTTAACCAAGAGGGAGAGTGCTTTGCTTACTACGAACTAGTCCCTTACAATTACTCCTTCTTATCACTTGAACAGAAGTATCAAGTCCACGATAACTTTCGCCAATTGATTGCGCAAAATCGTGAAGGTAAGATTCATGCGTTACAAATTGCGACAGAAAGCAGCATTCGTGCCACGCAGGAACGGTCGAAAAAAGAGATAACTGGTCGTTTGAAAGAAGTCGCAAAACAGAGAATCGACTTACAGACGGATGCATTGGTATCGATGATTGGCGATAGTCAAATTGACTATCGCTTTTTTATTGGCTTCAAACTGATTGTCACAGACGAAGAAGTAAACCTGAAAAGTCTCAAGAACTCTTTTTTATCCGGACTTCAAGAGTTTGTCTATGGAGTGAATCATCATTTGATGGGTGATTTTGTTTCGTTATCCAATGAAGAAATTCGCCGGTATACTAAGCTTGAAAAATTGATGGAAAGTAAATTGGCTCGTAGATTCAAAGTAAGACGAGTAACACCTAGTGATCTAACTTATTTGATTGAACACATTTATGGAGAAAAAGGAACACCATTTGAAGAATATGAATTTCAGTTGTCTAAGAAAAAACTAAAATCTGAAACATTGATAAAGCGCTATGACCTACTTCGCCCAAGTCGCTGTTTGATTGAAGAGAAGCCTCGGTACTTACACATGGAACATGAAAATCATGAATCTTATGTGGCCTATCTAACGATTAATACGATTGTCGGTGAGATGGAGTTTCCATCTTCTGAACTCTTTTATTACCAGCAACAACAATTCACTTTCCCAATCGACACGAGTATGAATGTAGAAATCGTGACGAATAAAAAGGCACTGGCGACAGTTCGCAATAAGAAAAAAGAACTGAAAGACTTAGACAACCATGCGTACCAGTCCGACAATGAAACCAATTCCAATGTCTTGGATGCGTTGGACTCCGTGGATGAACTAGAAACAACGTTGGATCAATCCAAAGAATCCATGTACAAATTAAGCTATGTTGTTCGAGTGAGTGCAGAATCATTGGATGAATTAAAACGTCGGTGTGATGAGGTTTTAGATTTTTATGATGATACCAATGTAAAATTGGTTCGTCCCTTTGGCGATATGATGGGACTTCATGAAGAGTTTTTGCCAGCTAGCAAGCGATACATGAATGACTATATCCAATATGTTACTTCTGATTTTCTTGCTGGGCTTGGCTTTGGGGCAACCCAAATGTTAGGAGAATTGGAGGGAATTTATTTTGGCTACAATGTGGATACTGGACGCAATGTTTATCTTAAACCGGCATTGGCTTCACAAGGGGTCAAAGGTTCCGTCACCAATGCACTGGCCGCCGCTTTTCTTGGTTCACTTGGTGGTGGGAAATCCTTTAGTAATAATCTTTTAGTTTACTATGCTGTCCTGTTTGGCGGTCAAGCGGTGATTGTTGATCCCAAAGGAGAGCGTGGTAGCTGGAAAGAAACCTTACCAGAAATTGCGAGTGAAATTAATATCCTCAACCTAACCAGTAAACCAGAAAATCAAGGGTTACTTGATCCCTATGTGATCATGAAGAAAAAGAAGGATTCTGAAAGTCTAGCAATTGATATTCTGACTTTTCTAACTGGAATTTCTAGTCGGGATGGAGAGAAATTTCCCGTTTTACGAAAAGCTATTCGAACCGTTACCCAAAGCAATCAACGTGGGTTGTTACAAGTCATTACCGAGCTTCGAAATGATGGGACACCAGTTGCGGAAAATATTGCTGATCATATTGAATCGTTTACCGATTATGATTTTGCGCATTTACTTTTTTCAGATGGTTCAATTACACAATCGATTAGTTTAGAGAAACAATTGAATATCATTCAGGTGGCAGATTTGGTTTTGCCGGATGCGGAGACTACATTTGAAGAGTACACTACGATGGAATTGCTTAGTGTTTCCATGTTGATTGTTATCTCCACATTTGCCTTGGATTTTATTCATAGCAATCGAGAAATTTTCAAAATCGTGGATTTGGATGAAGCCTGGAGCTTCCTTCAAGTCGCACAAGGAAAAACTCTTTCGAATAAACTAGTTCGTGCTGGCCGTGCTATGAATGCCGGCGTTTACTTTGTCACTCAAAATAGTGATGATTTATTAGATGAACGTCTGAAAAACAACATTGGGCTGAAATTTGCCTTTCGAAGCACAGATATTCATGAAATCAAGAAGACACTCGAATTCTTTGGTCTTGATCAAGAAGATGAAAGCAATCAAAAGCGTCTGCGAGATTTGGAAAATGGGCAATGTTTGATGCAGGACTTGTATGGTCGCGTTGGTGTGGTACAAGTGCATCCAGTCTTTGAAGAACTCTTCCATGCTTTTGATACACGCCCGCCTGTTCAAAAGAGAATGGAGTGAGGAGATGAAAAAGAAACTTTTACGGATTGTGGGAATAATTGCAATTAGTCTCTGCACCATTTTACTTCTTTTGAGTCTGATTGGAACAGTAGCGGAAGCAACTGGATTAGTTGATGATACCGTTAAATCTGGCAATCTCTATTCTCAATATTCACTTGATAACTATCAATTGGATTTCTTTGTAGATAGTTCGTGGGGCTGGCTGCCTTGGAACTGGGGCGATGGGTTAGGAAAGAGTGTGATGTACGGTCTCTACGCCATTACAAATTTCATTTGGACCGTTAGTTTGTATTTATCAAATGCGACCGGGTATGTGGTACAAGAAGCGTACAAATTAGATTTTATTTCGGATACGGCAGAAAGTATTGGGAAAAATATCCAAACGCTAGCCGGTATTACTGAAAATGGATTACAGGTCTCGGGTTTCTATTTTGGATTTCTATTATTAATGATTTTAGCTCTAGGAGTCTATGTGGCGTATATCGGACTATTAAAGCGAGAAGCTACCAAAGCAGTCCGGGCTGTCATTAACTTTGTAACGATCTTCCTTCTCTCTGGTTCCTTTATCGCGTATGCGCCTACCTATATCACAAAAATCAATAACTTTAGTTCGGATGTTAGTGAAGCGGCTCTTAGTCTCGGAACAGAGCTCGTTGTGCCGAATTCGGAAAGCAAAGGAAAAGACAGTGTGGATTTGATTCGTGATAGTTTGTTTTCTATTCAAGTCCGACAACCTTGGCTCTTGTTGCAATTTGATGATTCCAACATAGAAGAAATTGGTGAAGACCGGGTCAATAAAATTTTATCTGTGAGTCCAGATGAAAATAAGGGAAAGGATCGAGAAGAAGCGGTAAAAGCTGAAATTGAAGACAATGACAACGCGAATCTAAGTATTACAAAGACCATGAACCGACTAGGGACCGTGGTCTTTTTGGTGTTGTTTAATATTGGTATCTCATTCTTTGTCTTCTTACTGACGGGGATTATGTTGTTCTCCCAAATTCTCTTTATCATTTTCGCCATGTTTCTGCCAATTAGTTTTCTGTTATCCATGTTACCAACTTATGAGAGCTTGGGAAAGAAGGCGATTATTCGTTTATTCAATACGATTATGATGCGAGCGGGAGTTACCTTAGTCATTACGACTGCTTTTAGTATCTCCACCATGTTTTTCAATATTTCAGCTACCTATCCTTTCTTTATGGTTGCGTTCCTGCAAATCGTGACCTTTGCCGGTATCTATTTCAAATTAGGTGACATCATGAGTATGTTCAATCTCCAAAGCAATGATAGTCAGTCAATGGGAAGGCGCATCATGCGGAAACCGCACATGTTGATGAACCGTAAATTGCGGCAACTCAATCGAAATGTGATCCGAACTCTGGCTTTTGGCGGTGGTGCAGCAGTTGGACATAAGTTGGCAAAGGAACAATCAAAATCCAAATTTAAGCCATCCGGTTCTTCTCTACGAAAGAATTCACGATTACCTAACGATCACGAGGTACCATCTGACTCGACTAAGGAGAATCCAGTTTCAAATAATAAGAAACAATCCCGAATGAATTTGGCTGGGAGAAAAATGGGCAAAGTTCTGGATACCCAAGCTTTGGTGAAAGATAAGACTAAACAAGTAAGGGATCAGGTAAGGAATACGCCGACCAACTTGAAATACAACTTCCACAAAGGAATTGAAAAGACGAAAAAAGCACCGAAAGAATTCAAGCGCGGACTTGTCCAAGAAAAAGCAAATCGAGCGGAGTTGAGAGAAAAACAACGACAACATAGAGATGAAAAAATGGCTGAAAAGCGCAAAGTATTGAACGAAACCGGTAATCATCATAAGAAAAGAAGGGAAAATGTTTCGATAAAACCAGAGCGCCAACCTCAAAAAGATAGAGCGCCAAAAAAAGAAGCACCAAAACAGATTGTGAGAGTAAATCCGAATCCCGAAATCAAACGAAAACTATCTAGTCATGAAATTGTTTCAAAAAGAATAAGTCAACCATCAAGTAAGAAAAATTCTTTCCAACAAGTGAAACAGAGGTCTACTCTGCCCAAGCGAACCAATCAAAAAGTACAAAAAAGAATGAACCCTCGTCCAAAATCAAGGTCGGGTGAGAAAAAATGAATGTAAAGAAATTAAGTATCATTTCGTTAACCATCTTGACACTCTCCTTTATGGTCGTCTTGATGTGTGTGGGCTTGTTGTTTGGGGAAGACAGTGAAGGAAGTAATAGTTCAGGTGCTTCTTCTGGGGGAAGTAATGTCTCAGAAGAAGTTTTGAAACACCGAGCAATGGTGGAAAAATATGCCAAGGAATCAAACATCTCAGAATATGTCCTGATTCTTTTGGCGATTATTCAAGTGGAATCTGGTGGCACAATGGAAGATGTGATGCAGAGTTCGGAGTCAGCCGGGTTGCCACCGAATTCATTAAGTACCGAGGCATCCATCAAACAAGGATGTCTCTATTTTGCGTCTTTGGTTAAGCGTTCCAAAGAACTAGGGTGTGATCAAGATAGCATTATTCAAGCGTATAACTATGGTGGCGGGTATCTGGATCATGTCGCGAAAAACGGGAAGAAGCATAATTTTGCTTTAGCCGAATCTTTTTCAAAGGAAAAATCGAGCGGCCAAAAAGTTGATTACCCTAATCCCATAGCGATTAAGAAAAATGGTGGGTGGCGGTATAACTATGGCAATATGTTTTATTGCTTATTAGTGAAGCAATACCTAACTACAACACAGTTTGATGATAAAACAGTCCAAGGGATTTTTGATGAGGCGTTTAAGTATGAAGGAACGGCTTATGTGTTTGGTGGAGCAAGTCCCGAAACTGGGTTTGATTGTAGTGGCTTGACTCAATGGTGTTATGCCAAAGTTGGTCTGAAACTTCCTCGGGTGGCTCAAGATCAGTATAATGCCATGACCCATATTGATGTAAAAGATGCCAAACCAGGTGATTTGGTTTTCTTTCATTCGACTTATGATGCCGGTACTTATGTGACCCATGTCGGTATTTATGCAGGAGAGAATCGCATGTTTCATGCAGGAGATCCAGTGGGCTGGACAAATCTAACAGAAAGCTATTGGCAGCAGCATCTTATCGGTGCTGGACGGTACAAATAAGAGAAAAGAGGAAAAAACATGAAGATAAAAATTGAACGGAATCAAAAGGAAAAGAGCCCAAAAAAGAATAAAGAACGAGTCATTTCAGTGGGCAAGCATCGAAAAATGGTGCTTGCTCTTTGGCTTTTATTGTCTTGTAGCCTTGCTTTTGGAATCTACAGAAATTTCACAGCCATTGATCAGCATACGACTCATGAAAAAGTAGTTATAAAAGAGAAGGTAGTGAATACTTCAGGCGTTGAAAGTTTTACAGAGGATTTTGCGAAAGAATATTTTTCATGGAGAAATAACAAGGAAGCAATTGAAAAGAGAATGAGTAATCTCGAACAGTACCTTACAGAAAACGGTCTCGCTTTAAGCCAAGATATGGTTCGAGCAGATATTCCCACGAGTTCCGAAGTTCAATCTATAAAAATTCTAGATGTTGAAAAACACTCGGAAGAATTTATCGTTTCATTTTTAGTCGAGCAACAGATTACAGAGGGAAAAAAGACACAATCAATTTCTTCTGCATATCGAGTGACAATCTTTGAAGATGAAAATGGGAGCCATATAGTAACGAGTTTGCCTACTATGATTGCAAAGCCAGAAAAGGCAAAATATGAATCAAAACAAATAGGAATCGAATCTGACATTGATGCTAAAACCACGGAAGAAGTCACCGATTTTTTAGAGACCTTTTTTAAACTGTATCCATCAGCATCGGAAAAGGAACTTGAATACTATGTTGAAAACAAAGCAGTTCAGCCAATTAATAGTAATTTGAAATTAGTTGAATTGGTTAATCCTACTTTTAAACTGAAAGGAAAAGAAATTCAAGGAGAAATTTTTGTTAAGTATCTTAATAATACAACTAAAGTAAGCAATATCTTTGAATTTACCCTTACTCTCCAAAAGGTAAAAAATTGGAAAATTATAGATATTGGATAAAAATTAATCTATAATTAGATGTTTAGCAAAAGCATATTCATAAATATGATACTTAGAAAAAACAAAACTATAATAGTTGTATCCGTCATTTCCAAATTTCAATTTTCACATGCCTATTCTTAATAGCAAACTCAGTGATTTTTATTGCATCAGAAAGATTTAGTTTTTCTACATTTCTCTCGCCACTTTTTAGTTTTTTTGCTGTACTTAAGCTAATCCCTGATCCAGATGCTATCGCGTTTGCGGTAGATTCTTGTAAAACTTCTTTGATTAATTTAATATCAGCTATTCCTTGATTCAAAAATCTTCTCTCCTTTCTCAGATAGTTAATTTGGAAAAACTTTAAGGGGACTACTGTGGTCTTTAGGATGATTTATCAGAGGACTACAGTGGTCTTTTTAACTAGTAATAGGGACTCTAGAAAAAGTTTAAACTTTTTCCATATAGCTTGTTTTGCAAATTAAAATTAATATCACAAAATAAGTGTTAATTTTTCGACTTTTTGCGTTTATCTTAAACCTTATTTATTGGTATTTTAGCATGCTATATACATGTCATACAAGAAACTATAATTTTATAAATTCTAGGAAAGCTCCTACTTGGTTAATTCGTTTTAAACAATCGTCTTAAAAAGAGCTCTTAAAGATTTCATAATCTTTAGAGCCCACTACTACTATATTCCCTAATCCATACTTCTAATAAAATGCTCTTTTTCTTTTTAGTTCCCAAATAATAAGGTTTTCGGATCAACTAACATGCTTTGAGAAAGACTACTATCTTTGCAAATTTCCAAATGGAGGTGTGGTCCTGTACTATTCCCAGTACTTCCTACATAGCCAATCATTTGTCCTTGCACAACGTTGTCTCCAGTTTTTACTAAGTATTGTTGTTGGTGAGCATATAACGCTGTTGATCCATCTTCGTGTTGTATAACAACGTAATTTCCCCAAGAATAGTGAAACTCTGCTTTAATAACTTTACCAGCTTTAACTGCATGAATCGGTTCACCTTGTGCAGCTGCCATATCAAGTCCTCGATGGAACTCATCTCCACGATTTCCAAACAAACTAGATATTGAATAATTATGAATAGGTATTTGATATCCGTTCTTATTCATTTGTGGTCCTTGAACTTCTTTGTCATAGTCAGTTAAATCATAGGTTTTAATTAATCCATTTAGCTTTAAATAGTATTGAGTATCTGTTGCATACCGTCCTGTAAGGAATTTAGTTGCTTCTCGATATGTTTTACTATTAGCTTTTAATGCTCCGGCATAAAAATCTTTATTTCCACTAATTCCCTTAGTTAATAATTTGGCATAATCTTCAAAACTTTCCTCATAGTTTTCATACACTCTAAATTTCGATTGAGTCTTATAAAGCGTTCCATTACCCAAATCTTCGTTTGTTACCATTATGACAAAGCTTCCATTATAAGTTCCTTTTATCCCAAATAAATTGTAATTCGGTGCCTGAGCTAATTGGCTTTGACCACTGGCAGATTCTAAGATTGCTTGTGCAATCATAACAGAAGCATATAAATCATATTTCTGACCAATTTTTCTCGCAGAATCACCAATTTTCATAATAAAATTTTCTACAGACTCATTTTTGTCAAAATGAATTTCTTCATTACCAGATAGTACTGGTTGTGATTGGAAAGTTTCTGTTGATTCTATTTGCTGTGATGTCGAAAAAGTTTTTGTTTGTCCTTCCGTTTTTGGCGCTTCCTTTTTTGAAGACTCTATATGGTTTGGCTTTGTAACTTTCGAAGAAGTTATTTCACTTGTACTACTTGAAGTTGTTGAAGATTCGGTACTTGAAATCGTACTACTTTCACTTGATGAAGTTGTTGAAGACTCGGCATTTGAAGTCATACTACTTTCACTTGATGAAGTTGTCAAAAGTTCACTACTCTCTGCTGTTACATCGGAATTACTCATTTCAGTCGTCTTGGTTCTTTCTTTTGCAATTTTGTATGTTGAATTTTCGCTTGCCAACACATGGAAAGGTGTTGCTATAAGGAGATGGGACATTAATAGAACTGCTGATGCAAGTTTTAAAGATTTTTTCATTTGATTTACCTCTCTTTTTTTCTTTAATAGTGTTTTCTATTAAAAAATATGACAAATATTTTCAATGAATTGAGTAATACAGTATATTTCTTGATTTCATTTAGTAACGATTATGCTCCACTATTTAATCCTGTTACTGCCTTTAAAATAAAATTATAGGGTTGACTAAAACTAGGATGAAATAAATAATCTAACATTTTCAATTTGTCTAATGTAATTTGCTCTTCTATAGCAAGAGAGAACATTGTCAATAATCCAGATAGATCTTCTTGACTATAAAATTGTACACCTACTATTCTCTTTGCTTTTTTTTCAAAACTAATTCTTAATTTTACAATACTGTTTTTTTTAGAAAAAATCGGTCTAATATAATCTTCTATTTCTATATAATCTATAGACTTATTTAATAAGCGTGCTGTTTTTAAATTCAAACCTGCTGCATAAAAATTGTGACCAAATATAGAAAATCCATTTGTGAATTGGGAACCAGAAGGTGTAAAATTTTGATTGTTAATATGTTGAGTTGCAATATAAGCCGTTCTTAGAGCATTAGAGATAGAAAAATCAACGCTACTTCTATTAATTGATGTAAAAAAAGTTGTAGCACAATCTCCAATAGCATATATGTCTTTTATATTTGTTTGTTGGTATTCATCCGTTAGATATGCTCCACTAACATCTCTCAAGAACTCCTTTTTCCCTATTGGACTATGAGATAGGAATCCTATAGCTTGTATGACCATATCCATAGCGTATTTGTTATCTCTTGTAGTCACTATTTTTTCAATCTTTTCTTTTCCTAAATACTTTTTAGGACTTTCTGATAAACAAAGATGTATCCCGTTTTTTGATAGTATTTCTTCAACTTTATCTGAAAAACTACGGTCGTAATAGGTCGACAACACTCTATCTGCAACATCGAAAAGATACACTTCTTTCCCTCTTTTTCTTATAGCTTCAGCAATTTCAACTCCAATATATCCTGCTCCAATAATTCCTACTTTTTTAATAGTACTATCATCCAAAGCTTTAAAAATCTCTTTTGCATTTGGAAAATTCTTTATCGAAAAAATATTAGCTAAATTATTCCCCGGTATATCTAACATAATTTGCTTTGAACCTGTAGCTAATATAACTTTGTCATATTCTTGAGAGAATCTTGTACCATCTTTTTTTACACAAATAATCTTTTTATTTTGAATATCAATTTTGTCAGCTACTGTCTCCAAAAACAACTTTTTTATCTTAGAATTTAGTTCTCTTCTATTTTGATAAAAAAGATCTTTTAAATTGCTAACTTCTCTTTTTATGAACAACGCTGTCCCACATTCTAAGTAACTAATTTCTGATTTTTTATCTATCAGAATAACTTCATAATTTGAATCACTTAAGTTTAGGAACTGAGCTGCGGCTAGCCCCGAATGGTTTGAACCAATAATTACTATTTTTTCCACTCAATCACTTTCTTTTTTCTTCTATAATCTATAAAAAGTATACTCATCTTTAACTAACACTTATTTCTCATCATAAAAAAACAAAAAGAGGAAGAAAAAGATTCTTCCTCTTCTCAGAGAAGACTTAAGAAATTGATTTTCTATTCATTCTCTTTTTTTCGATTTTTATACCCTAATAATCCTAAAGTTCCTAACAATATTAAACCACCGCTAATAGTAAAGATATTACTGTCAATTTCTCCCGTCTTAGGAAAAACTTTTGAGGACTGGCTTTTGCCTCTATTTTTGTCTTGATTGCTATTGCTACCTTGATTATCAGTCTTACCTTTATTATCGTTTTTTCCACTGTCTTTTGTGTTGGAAGAAACAACTACATCAGTAGGTTCACTAGTATTACCAGATTCATCAGTTGCAGTTACTATCACTTTTGTTCCTGCCTCTAATTTAGGAACTTTAACTGTAAAATTACCATTCTCATCAGCTGTCCCATGGTATTGACTTCCGTCTGGTAATGTAACTGTTACCTCTGCATTTGGTTCAGTTTTACCAGTAACAATTTGGTCACCCTCTGTAATAGGATCAACTTGAGGTTTATTCGGTGCTTTTTTATCTACTACAGAAATAGTAACTTCTACTTCTTCTTTAGATCCATCTGGATATGTTACTACAACAGTGCCTTTTTTGTTTCCAGCTGTACTAACATCTACTTTTTCTTTCCAAGTATAAGTAGTTCCTTTTGGTAAATCTTCTTTGTTCTTAATTCCCTCAGATGCATCTGGCTCTTTGTTTAAGTCTGTAGTCACTTTTTGTCCTTCAGGATTGTATTTATCTGCATTAGAACGATTGTCTGTCACTTCTACTGGAACTTTCACTGTATCTTTCGTACCGTCTGGATACGTTACTTCAATGACACCTTCGTAATTGCCTGGTGTGTTGGTATCAATTGTACCGCCAGGAGTAACATCTGTTACTGTTGTTCCTTCTGGTAATGTTGGCAAATTAGTAACATTATCTGTTAAATCTACTGTGCCTCCAATTTCTACTTTTTCGCCTTCTACTGTTGGTTCATATTTATCGGCGTCAGAACGATTGTCTGTCACTTCTACTGGAACTTTCACTGTATCTTTCGTACCGTCTG